GTATTATTGAGCCCTCATAATCATCGGCGAAAATGGGGAGGTATTATTGAGCCCTCATAATCATCGGCCCTCCACATCGCCACTTTTTCCTCAGTGGTCTTTTGATTTCCATACGCATCCAACGGAACAAATCCCTTTCTCGACATATACCCTTTGTACTGTTTCCTGTAGTTCTCCTCCAGAGGAGGAAAATCTACATCGCCCGTAACCCCCGCAATGTGAGAGTACAAGTACAAAGAAATACTGTCAGGTTTAGCCAAGACCATCTCCATTAACTCTGGAGTAACGTTGCCACCCATTCGCACCATATTATCATAGGCACATTTCAACTGATGGTGGACCTCTGGATTTGTATTCAAATAAGCCAGAGCAACTATTTTTGCGGTCTCGAGGGAGATGTTTTTGGAAGAAGATACACTCCAGCCACACTTCATTATTGCATCCTTCGCCTGCTTCATAGGAACAGGAGAAAGAAAAGGGCGGCCGTCTATGTATGTTTGTACTATAGAGTACTTAAGAAAGGTCATACCCCACGACGTCAGTTCCTCGACCTCATAGGGTTTGCCATCATCGGAGGTAAAAAAATGAATCTCACCAATGACGTCTTCAGCGTCAAAACGCTTACTAGCTTCTCTCTTATACATCATTCCAAATTGTCTAACGCACATGTTAACGAAATCATCTAACGGATCCAGGGAATCTTCATAGAGTTTAAACTGTTCCATCCATACGCACCAACCAGCTACATGGTCATCACCGTAAAAGAACATTATAAACATCATTGCGGTCGCGACTTCTCTCAGCAATTCATTATCTGCATACTTACTCATCAACTTCTTTAGATAGTAAATATACAATATTATCTGATAAACTGTATCTATAGTGGAGGTTATTAAAACCCCAGAAAACATTCTACCATGAACTCTATAATACTGATCCGCCAGGTACATATACATCACCTTAGTAATGTTTTGTCCATGAGCGGTAATGGCTAATAACCTTATCAGTGGATCCCCATCCGCTGAAAAGTTAGCAAAAGCAGTTGCTATTGCAAATGCCATCACCATGGCAGCCAACGTAGTGTCATAACTTGACCAATCACCTTCTCCGTACCTTCTTTTACCCAAATCTATTCCGTATTTTCTTTTTGCGAATCTCCTTACGGTTCTCCACCTTTGTTTTAGTGGTGATGTTCTCTCTCCCATCACCATGTCCCACAACTCCATTAATCCACCATTTGTGACTTGTATCCCTATTGCTGATAACCAATACCTCATGGTATTGATTAGAGGCTTAAAGACGGCATTATCCGCCATTAGGGCCAGCGACGCACTCATATAAAAGAGGCGTTGCTTCATCATTGCTTTTTCTACATCTCCTTGTGACATGAATTCTTCCCTTTGGTCAAAAAACTCCAGGTAAGTTATTATCTCTAGTTTATGGGCTTCAAATAGTGGACCGGGAAATGGTATATCATCCCGCGTCCCACATATATAATCCCACATATCACACTTATATTTCTCAAAGTTGCTAGCTTGAGCAAATAACGCATCCCTTTTCTTCGGTTTTGGCACTTCTTTTGCCACTCCATCTACCACATCAAAAAACTGGATATTAGAATATCCCATTGATGTGTCTTTATCAATAGAGGGCAATATCGACTCTGTATTAGTGAGCATATCCACCAAATCAGGGTCATAGTCCTGGCCTAAGATTTTAACTATATGCATTTGGGAAAGATACAAATTATTTGCATCTACCTCAATGTCAACCAACTTATAGTTATTGAATTTGTTATTGGCTTGGGCTATAGCCATCACATCTTGAGCAGTGACGACTCTAGTGGGCACACCATCAAACGTCTCTGAATACGCTGATAAAAATGGAATGGTATGTCCAGGATTCTCCAACTCACTCTTGGCAAGAGCGACGATAATATCGTAGTCCACAGGCGGCACATCGTAAGCAGCACTAGGAGGAGCATTAACAAATCCTTCGAACTTGGCCACCTCAACACTATGAGGTTTAAAAGTATCTTGCGCGGCCATGAGCTTATAATCCTTAATAAATTCAGGAGCTATCATGCCACCATACTTTTCCAGCCAAGCCTTAAAGGCGGGGGTTGCGGGGAGACTTTTAGACATAGCGCTAGCTAGGGACAGATGTCCATAGATAGCATCTATAATGGATGTATCAGGCATGGGGGCGAGATTCACAGTTTCTGCAAATTCAATTAATGCATCAATCCCGGTGATTAACCCTGGATCATAATTGATTGCGAAATCTCTCCCACAGCGTGATTCTTTTAAAGTAGCGACATGTTGACGCACCTTATTCAGAATAGCATATTTGCTTGTTATAAATGTCTTCGACGATTGTTTATTTTTTTCGAGTGTATTCATATTATA